TTTGGTCAGTGACTGGAGTTCAGACGTGTGCTCTTCCGATCTGCGTAGTTTCCGCGGCAATGGCGTCGGTGATGCCCATGGCCTGCCGCGCCGTCGGCAGATCGGGCGCCGATACGACCGGCATCATCGCCGCGCTGATCAGCGTCGTCGACCACTGATCGAACACCAGGTTGCCGGAACCATCGCGCAGCACCAGGCGATAATCCCCATCGCCATACGCCAGCGCCCGCCCCGCGCTATCGAGCACGATCGGGTTGGGGTTGAGCGACGCCTGCAGGTGGTCGACCCAAGTGTCTTTGGGTGTCGACGTGCCGACAACCAGCGTCGCCAGCGTGCCGCCGGCATACGGCTCGCCGTCCGCATCGACGAACTGCAGCATCGGATTGAGAACGGGCGGGATGCTCATGCGTGATTATGCACCGCTTCGAGTTTTTGACGGACTGTCTTGCACCGCTCCCGCACCGCGATGAAATGCCCGTTGGTGACGAAGATCACGCAATGCGTGCCCTTGGCGAAGTATCGCCGGTTGGTGGCGGTCGGCTCGCGGATCGATGTCACTTCGGCCGGGTTGAGGTGGATGGTTTGCCCGGTTGGCCCGGTCAGTTCGATCAGTATGACGCAGACGGGGAGCCACCGTCTCACGACGTTGCGCGGGTGTCCGCTTCCACGAAGGCGCCGAGCAGCGCGGTCGGTGCCGCGCACGACCACGACAATTCGAACACGCGATCACGCGCCATGCCGAGCCGCTGATACTGCATGCTGCGCCGGTAAACACCCTTATCGCCCATGTTCTGCATCACCGGGTTGCCCCACGAGTGCCCGCGATCATCCGACCAGCGCAACGCGAGGCGGCAATCGCCGACGTGTGGGATGGTGGTGACGGTGACGTCGTCCATCGATAGATATGGTGGTGGCGTGCTCGGGCCACCGCCGCCACCACCACCGCTATCCTGCGTCAGCGTGATGCCGAGGATGGTCGAGCCGTCGCGGCTAACGTTCATCACCGAGCCTGAGCCCGAAAACGAAGTCGCCAGCAGCGGCAATGCCGCTTGGACGTTCGATGCGTTCCACCACGCCGGATTATTGCCGTTGTTATCACCGGCGACGATGCTGCCATCGCCCGAGCAGGCCGACGCGAGCAGCCCCGGCGTCGTCGTCAGTTGCGCAATTGCGGTGCCGGTCCACTTGGTGGCGTAGGCGTTGCCGTCGGGGCCATAGCCGAAGCCGACGGCGATGGGCGCGGTATGCGGCGAGGCGACGGCGAGGCCGTTGACGGCGATCCCCGGTTTCGTGGTGTCGGTGAAGCCAGGCAGTTTAGCGAGTGCGTGCGAGGTGCCATAGAAGCCATTCGTCGCATCGGTGAGCGTCGCCAACCCATCCCAGTAGACCAGCGGCGGGATAGTAGGTGTGCTCTGCCCCCAGCTGGTGATACCCCAGATCGCGCCGTCATCCGAGGTCATCCCCAGCGTCTGATAGCTAACGCCTGATGGCCGGAACGGCAGGCTGGGATCATAGAGCAGATAGCAGACGCCGGCTTTCCAATAGCAGGCATACCAGCCAGAGGGCGCCATATAGCCGAGCACGATGGTGCCATCGGGTGCGACACTAGCGGTATAGCCATCGAGCGTGGTCGGCATCGAGGGCGCGGTGGACACCGGCAGCGCAGTGACCGCGAGGCTATTCCATTCTAGCCCCCGCATATGGCCGGCGGCGGTGTTGTGGCCATAGCCGCACACCACGGCGCCGCTATCGGAGATCGGCGCCCCCCGCCCGAAGCTCTGCGCGCCACCTTGGCTGATGCCGTCGAAGCCAGCAGGCAATGCCAGCAGGTGCGCGCCCGCGCCGTCCCACACCACGACGCCCGCGCCGTTGACGATGCCAAAGATGGTGAACCCATCCTGGCTACAGGCGTAGGCATGGCTCGAGGCCGTCTGCCCGGTGAGCGGCGGCAGTTGGGTAATCTCGGTGCCATTCCAGCGCACCGCCCAGGTGTTGCCCGCCGCGTCCTGCGCTTCGCCGACAACAACCGAGCCGTCGTGCGAGCAGCCATACGGCTTGCAGTAACTGCCACCGGGCAGCATCTGCAGCGCACTCGCTGCGGTGAAGGGACTGCGCCAGATGATGCCCTGCGACGCCACTAGACAGGGCTCCCATCAACACGTTGATGGGATGTCACCAGTCGCCCCCGAGCTTCACGACGCCCGGCTGCCCATAGGTCGTGTCATACATCGACACCGCGACGACGTCCGCGTCATCCATCCAGACGCCATCGCTGCGCAGCCAGAGCCCGTCCTCACTGCGCTGCACCTGCAACTCGATGACGACGCCTTCCATGATCAGCTTCGCGAGATACCAGCCGCTCGCAATAGTCCCCAGCGCGATCGATGTGGATGTGCCCCCCAACGGCTGCAGCTTGGCCCAATACTGGCTGCCGTCACTGCTCAGCGTCGCCTGGTAGCCGTGCCCCGACGCATCGCTGCGCCCGATGACATACACGTCAGACGCGGGGACAACACTACCATACGTCGATGGCACCATCTTGAAGCTGATGACATAGTCGGCGGTGGCGAGGTGGGGATCGGCCTGATAGAGCGCCGAGGAACCAGCCGGCGCGCTGAGCATGTCACCGCTGATCGCCGCCTCGCCGCTCACCACGGTCCACACCGCATTGACGTCGTCGCTGTAGCTGTAGTCCTCGAGCAGCGTCCCGTCGGCCGCCGTGAATGTCGTATCCAGGAGCTTCTGCCGCCCCTGGCTGACGCCGCCGGTGCCGGTTTCGATGTCGGCGATGAACTCCTTGTAGAACACCCGGTATGCGTTGTTGGCGATGTGCGAGAACGACCGCACCCGCTTGATCGGCGCCCCGTTGTCGGTGAATACCGTCTGATCGATGGCATACAGGTTGCCGTTCTGCCAGTCGCCGACGACGCCGATGCCGTTCACCGGCCAGTAGCAATTCGCTCTGTGTCTGTGTTCGTCGCCGTTGCTGTCGATCCACAGCCACTCGTGCCAGAGCTGGGTGCTGGCGTCATACGCCCACGTCTTATCGGCATGCGGGAAAGTGAGCACGTAAAACGCATGGCCCCCGAGCAGATAGACGAAGCCCTGCGCATCATCGATCCGCTGGTAGGTGCTGATCTCGTGCTCGATGGCGAACGTCGATATGCGCTGCGTCTGGTAGCCCGCCCCGCGCAGCACGATGCCCTGGCCCTGGCGGTCCGCCGACAGCCAGAACACCGAATTGTCGTAGCGCGCGACTGAGTATTTACTCTGCGTCCCGAAATCGATGAAGACGGATTGAACCTGCCCGAAAGGAAAATCGGCCGTGCCGAAGTTCTGCCAGATTTCGGTGGTTTCCTGGCCGATGAGCCATATCTCGCGCTTGGCGACGATGATCGTCGAGAGATAGTCGGAATAGCTTTCCTTGTTCGCGAAATACAGCGGATCGAACGTCGTGGCATTGCTGTCGCTGCTGTAGAACTGCGGCGCATTCGGCTTGTTCAGCAGGAAATACGTATCGAGGTAGTCGACGCGATCAGCCCCAGCCCAGCCACTCGTCGGCGGCTGGATGGTGACTTGCCCGCCCAATGGCGCCGCGCCTGTCGTGACACCCGTTGGTGCGGTTGCCGGAAACGACGCATAGGGTGTGGTGCCGGACGATGCACCGCTGCCGGCCTGCGTCGCATACGTCGCACTGCCATCCTGGCAGAGTGCCACGACATAGGTGGTGCCCTGCTGCAGTTCCGGCGGAATGGCGAAAGTGAAGGTATTGAGCGCGGTGGCTGTGGTCAGGGTGATCGCATTCGAGGTTGCCATCACCGTGCTCAGATCCGCGTTGTAGATCGCCGCCGTAGCATGCGCGGAGGCTGCGCTGGCCTGGATTGCGACCGAGGTGACATTGCCAGCCACCGAAGCATTGAACGGTGTATAAGTAACGGCATTGGCGGCGAGTGTTATGGTTCCGGTTGCTGTCGCCGCCTGCACCACCGGGTCGGTGACATTGCCGAACGCATCGGACGAAAGGTTGACGGTCCAGCCGCCGGTGCTGCCATCGACAATCAGCATCGTGGTGCCGTTGTCCATCATCGACACCGGCGTTGTCTTCAATGGCGTGATGGAACCCAGCTTGGTGCCCTGCCAGGTGACCGGGTTGACGCGATAGACATTGGAACCGGCGACGACATAGACGCGCCCGTTGGAGCATTGCCGGATGCCGCGGATGCAGTTGTCGGGCAGCGTGCCGAGCAACATGAGCCCGGGCGTCGGATAATGCGCGAAGGCCGCCGGCTCGCCCTGCTGCTGCGGCACCGGCTCGGGGAACAGGTTCAAACAGCGTTGGGCCGAACTAATAAGGGAACGTGCTTGGTACGCCCCGCCAGTCAAAGGTATTACCGGCACTTCTTGCGTTCCTGCGATGCTGCAAGGTATGCGCTATATGCCGCTTCCTTCGTTTCAAATCGGCCCAGTCTTTTCTGTTTGCCATTGATACAGATTGACGCAGTCCATCCGCCAGTCCGATAGTTAGGACTAACACCACGATAGCCTGAAGTATTGGTGGTTATCCCGCTTTGTTTGAATTGCCAAGAGGACCCAGCGCGCCGATTGGCACTTTGGTTGGAGCGTGGCATCCATCGGCAGTTCGCTGGTTCATAATCGCCACCAACATCAATACGATCTATCGTCAGCCCGGCCTTGAAAGACGGCCCCATATCATCCCTAAAGTTCTCAAAGATGAGCCATCTCTCACATACCTTAATCCCTCTGCCACCATAGTTTTGGAAGCCGGCACCCTTCGGGTTCGCGCATCGGCTAACCATACCCTTCCATTTTGTGTGAAGTGCATGGCCAGTCATGCCGTGCCGGGTTAACGCAGTTCGCGTCCTATCCCGGCTCCAGCAACCACAAGATTTGGTGCGGCCACTACGCAACTGATCAGCCACAACCTGCACTTGCTTGCCGCAATCACAGCGACATAACCACGCTACTTTTTCGCCTCGATGGCCATTACGCCGCAAGACGAGCAATCGAGTAAATCGCTGCCCCGTGAGATCGATCATCTTCATGGCGGACAACATAGCCTGCCCGCAGAGGATTATACCAGTCGTTTCGCCTCCGGTGAGCGGAAGGGGTGGCATGTGTCAGGCCAGCACCAATGCCCGCGCCTGCGCTGCCCCCGCCCCGCCGGTCAATGCCTGCACGCTCACCAGCATCTCGATCGCACCGAACTGTGCGACCGCCCCCCCGCTATAGGTTGCGGTGAATGTCCCTGTCGGCGTCGCCGCCGGCAGGATATCGGCAATCAGCACCGATGGCGCATAGGCGTTGCTCACCTGCGTCGTCAGCCCGGCAGGTGCGGTGAATGCCCCTGCGGTGTTCGCCGCCGACAGCCAACCGGCGAGCAAATATTCGCTGGCATTCGCCGGGCTCAGCGATGGCGCGGCCGCCGACCATGGTGAAGCCCCGCCGGTGCCAGGCGCCGTCACTGCCTGATCGATCACCGGATTGATCCCGCCGGCACCCGATTTCCGCAGGCAAAACGCCTCGACGAGAAAGTAGATGGCGGACGAGGCAGTCAGCACCGGATCGGCATCGCCCGCCTGGCGGACCCGGGTATATAGATAACACGAACCGCCGATGGTGGCGGTCTGGGTATAGCCGGCAGGCGGCGAAGAAATGGCGCCGGAGGCGGCAACGAACAGCGCCACCAGATCACTCGGTTGCGGATTGGTTTTCGAGAGGGGCACGGTCAGGCTGCTCACGCTGGCGCCCGATGGTATGTTCAGCCACGCGCCCCAAGTCGTCCTTGGCGTTGCCGGCGTGACCGAGGCCGCGCCTGCCGTCCGCAGAGCGATCTGCGCACCCCAGCCGACGTTGCCGGGTGGCGGAGGCCAGGTAACGGTTTGTGATCCGGTTGGCGTATTCGTGGTATCGAGTTGTTTGTCGCAGAGAACGACGCTCGGCCCGCCAAGAGCGGCGATGCGCGAAGTAAACCCCGGCGGCAGCGTGGGTGCGCTGACGGAGGTGATATAGCTGGTACCGTAGATCGCCACCAGCAGATCGCTTTGGAAATTCGGGTTGATCGATGGCGCGAGATGCAGCGGCGTAATGGTGCCGCCGCCCCCCGTGGCAATTTCGGTGAACAGACATGAGTTGTATGCATCGACCGGCGTCGTCGCATCACAGCCGATGTAGCTGGCCGCGACGCTGTTCCACCATCCGCTGGCGGCGGCGGTGAGCGTGATCGTGGTCGGGTCGGCTGACTGGAATAGCCGGTAAATGACGCCCTGGCCGTTGGCGTTGCAAATCACCGACCACCCTGCCGGAGTGGTGACCGACTGCGGCGCGGCATCGGCATAGGCCGCTTGCTTGACGAAGCCGACCACGGTGACGTCGCCGAGCGCAGTCCCGGCAGGCAGATTGATGGTGGTCGAGACGGCGTTGTTGTTGGCCCCGGTCGAGGTAGCGCGCAGGGTGACCGGCATGGATCAGACCCGGTTGGTCAAGATGGTGATACCGAGGTCGGCTGCCAGGCAAAAACGAAGTGATGCACCGCGTCGTTCTGACCGGACGATTTGGTGAGATAGTTGGCCTGCGACGATGCCGTCATCTGCATCGCCCGGCTACCTGCGAAACGGCCCGCGACCAACGTAAAGTTAGCGGGTGTGCCGCTGTCCCAATAACCCGCCACGGCATCAGACGATACAGCGTAGAGATCGAAGCTGTCACCGAATGCTTGCACTATACCCTCGCTGCGAGAATGGTGATGCCGTAACCAGGCATGTCTCTTAAACTCTCGTTGCCATAAAGGTTATGGCCAAGTCAGATAGGTTTGCGTCCTGCGATGATGGCGCCGTCACTCGCAATACGTCTCCAGCATTAAATGTCGTGCCAGATGCAGCAGTGAACGTGAAGGCGCCTGCTGTGCTGATAGCGACTGTGCCAATGCTGGTTGGTGTGCCGCTTACCACTCGGTAAACGGTGAATGTCGCTGTTGCGGCTGGTGGTGTAGCGGCAAAGCCTACTGACCCGGCGAAGTTAGCTGCAAGCGTGAGTGCCATGGACATCGGCACATGCACCATCATGCTTGCAGTAGGCTTCCCCACGTAGGGCAGGGCAACTGGAACTTGGGCAACTTCGGTAGGCAACTGGGCATAGGTGGCCGAGCCGGTGAGGCCGGCGAATGACGTCGCGCCTGGCGGCCCGGCGGGCCCAGTAGCCCCCGGGGGGCCAGGCACCGTTGAAGCCGGCCCAGCGGGTCCCTGTGGCCCAGCAGGACCGGCAGGCCCCTGTGGCCCTGTGCCATGCGCAATCGCCGCATTGAGATCCGCCGCCATGAGCGGCTGACCCGGTGACCATGGATAGCCTGACCCGTTCGTCATCCGAGCACCGGCCCGTTGTCCAATACTATGACGCTCTGATGTGGCCCGACGGCCCCGCTGATCCCGCCTTGCCCGGGCATTGCCGGCACCAGCGCCCCCGGGATCTTCGCCTGCGCCACGTGGGCGTTGGCCGCCTTGATCCATTTCGTAACGCAGCGCCCGACGATAGGTCGGCGGCAGCCCGAGCGGGTCGGTTAATTCCTTGTAGGTCGGCAAGGCTTGCCGCCAGAACACGTGTAGATCGAACTGCCCCGCCGGCGGGATCGGCCACGGGTATATGGTCCCGTCGGGGAAGTCGCGCTGATACCAGATGGCGGCGGGGAATGTGGTCAGCTGCTTCAACCCGATGTCGTTGTATTCCTCCATGCTGTCGATGAGATACAGCGGGAAATCCACCGGCCCGGCGTTATAGACGGTCGCCATCTGCTGCCCGGTGAGCAACCGCGCATAGGCGCTGTCCAGCCGCGCCGGGCAGTCGGTCAGCGGATAGGTCTGCGCCCCGGTGCTGGGGATGATCTGTTCGCTCAATTTCCAGCACATGAACCGCTCGTTGTTCCACTGATCGACGATTTCGAGCAGCAGATCGAACGCGGTGTTGGCGTCTTCAGCCAGCGGCGTTTGTCCCACCCCCACGACGCTGCTGGTGAGCAGCGCCGCGTTGATGAAATCGATACACGTGCGGATGGGCATGGCTTTACGCCTTGGCCGGTGCCTCGGCTGCCGCGGCAGCGGTTGCCGCCGCGCGTTTGGCTTCCGTCGCCGAGACGCTCTCGTCGACGACGGGCTCTTTCTTGTCGTCCATCGCCTTCAGCGCCTTGGCATAGCCGTGCAGCCGCACGGTCTCGGCCTCGGTGTAGGTCCGATGCGCGTCGGCGAGCTCGGCGCTGTCGAACCACGAATGCGGCTCGGCGAGGTTGGCTTCCTCGCCGGCGTCCTTCACCGTGATGCCGCCATGCACCGGGTGGAACTTCACCTTTGGGTAGCCGCTCGGGTGCGTGGTATCGGCGCCCTCGCGCAGGAACGCCTTGGCGTCGGGATAGGGCGCCGGCCTAGCCGGATCGGCGTGTGGCTGCTGTGCCATCAGTTGGTCCTTTCCTTGCGTGTCGTGGTGATCGGCTCGATCACCTCGGCGATGGCGCCCGCCGCTTTGCGCAACGCCATCAGTTCGTCGTCCGATTGCATGCCCCGGGTCGGTCCCACCTGCGCCTGCTGGGGCTTGTCCAGGTCGCGGTCGCGCTCGCGCGCAGGCTCGTGTGTGCCTGACATGTGCAGTGCCACTCCTTTTCACTCCTAGAGCATGTCGGGGATACGGACGGCCCATTCCGGTCTTACCCATAAGTAGCCGTATAAGACGTCAAGCCGGGTTATAGTTTGATCATTTATTCCATCGTAGAAAGTAATGAGCCGGATTGATACCCCGTCGTAGCTTTCGCGGTAGCTCTCGACGACGCCGCGGGTCGGCATGTCCATCGGCACGATGGCAAGCGTGATCGCCAGCGGATGGAAGATGAAATTGCAGCGATAGGTTTCGGCGCTGTTGGTGATGCAGGCGATGGTCGCGCCCGATGCCGGCGATGCGGACACCGTCTGGTAGGGTGCCGGCGTCGGCCCTGCCGCGGGCGGGATCAATGGCGGGTAGATCGGAATGGATGTCGAGCCGGTCGGGACTGCCGCGGTCACGGTGAACTGCGCGAGCTGCCCGGTCGACACCTTGGTGACCCTGTTGACCGCATAGACGCCCTGGAAAGTTATGACGTCGCCCGCGGCGAGCGCCGAGCCTGCCGCCATCGCCGTCGTGGTGATGGTGGATCCGGACTGGTTGGCGCCCGAGACCGTCGGCAGCGTGGTGTAGGTGGCGGTGACGTGCGGCACGACGGTCGGGTCCTGCGCCCAGTCCATGCCCAGCACGTCGGTCTTGATCATCGCCGTTTCGTATTGCTCGCCGATCTTCGATTGCTGATTGAACAACCCGGAGAACGACGCCACCGTGCGGCCCATGGTGATCGGGTCCAGGATCGCCCGGCGCTGGCCCCTCGGCGTCGAGAGCTTATCGAGATACGCGCCCGCCATGGCGAACGTCGTCATGGTCGGCGAGATCGTATTGTTCGACCCGTCGACGTTATGGACGATGTTGGGGATGTTGAGCCCGGCGCCTGACATGACGTCGGCGGCGATGCCGCCCACCAGCGCGTTGACGGCGGGCTGGATCACCCGCATGTCGTAATCCTGCATCGACAAGGTGCGGTCCACCATCGAGAACGCGATGTCGACGCCCACCTGCTTGGCGACGGTGAGGGCGGTCGTGCGTTCGGTGGTGGACTGCGCGGAGGCCGTCGGCCCGGTGCGCAGCACATAGTCGTTGGGCAGACGGATCTGGATGGTGCTGCCGGGTTTCTGCCCGGCGACGGATGGGTTACCGAACTCGTCCTGCCATTGCCGGTCGACCATCCGCAGGAACGCGTTGGAGTTCCTGAAGAGTTCGATGGCGCGCCGCACCACCAGGGTGGGCGTAATGATTGAATTGGGCACTGTGGCTCATTCCTGATCCTTTCGTTTCGGGGGATGCCGTCACGCGAGCGCGATCTTCGGCACGCAGGAAGAGCCGCTTCCAGTCGGGGCCCGGGCGAGGCCCGGAGCCGAGGGGCGAACCCCTCGGCCGCATGGCGATCAGCGCGCCAAGTCGGGGATCAGCACGTGGTGCTGACACATGGGGAACCGCCCCAAGTCGGCCGGCACGTCGTCAATAACTATGTAAATACGCCACCGTCCCTGCCCGGCGCCCACGGTGGCCACGAGCGCTGTCCTGCGGGGCCGGGATCGGGCTCCCATCGAACTCGTTCGATGGGGACCCGGTGAAACCAACGCCGCAGCCGGTTCGGGAGAGCGTCAGCCAGTCAGCGCCGCCACTTCTGCTGCGCGGACCAGCGCAGAAAGCTGTCCATGCCGCCCTTTTCCGGGTCCGGTGTCGTCGCCGCGCGGCCTGCTGTCGGCGGCCGGATCGGTGGCGGCAGGCTGGAAACGGGCGGCGGCTTCGGGGCTTCCGGCGGGGCGCCGAGCTTGGTCAATGCGAGCGCCATCTTGTGCGGCGGCAATGCAAGCACCCGCTCTGCTTCGGCGGGATTGCCGGCGAGTTCCATCACCGCGCGTTGTCCGCCTTCGGTATCCATGGCGATCTGCAGCAGCATGTTGCGCTGTTCGGGGGAGGCCATGTCGGCGACCGTCTTGCAGGCATCGGCGAATTTCTCGCCGAACTCCTGCTTGCCCGCCCCGTCCCACTCGCCGACGCGGGCCTGCCAGGCGTCCTGCGCGACGCGCTGCTCGATGGCCCGGTCGAAGTCGGCCTGGGTGAACTGCGGCTGCGGCTGCTGCGGTTGCTGCTGGGCAAAGTGCTGCTCGATTTGCTGTAGCCGCGCCTCGAGGGCATCGGCGCGTGCCTTCTGCTCGTAGCGCTGACGGGTGAGCTGGCCGACGCGCTGCGCCTCGCGCCGGCGTTCGTTGGCAAGCCGCTCCTCGAGTTCCTGCTCGCGGGTTTTCTCGGGCGGTGGCGGCTCGGGCTCGGGCTGTGGTTGTGCGGGCGGTGCGTCGTCTTCCGACGACAGCACGTGCTGCGGCACATATTCCGGCTCAGCCGGCGGTGGTGTCGGTTGCTGTGTCTCGCTCATGGGTTTCACGCAGGAAAGTGTTAGCGTTTCTGAACAGTTCGATAGCGCGGCGGACAACCAACTCCGGGGTGATGAAGCCGCCGGCGCTTATCAATGCTTCCAGTCTGGCGCGCAGCAGGGCGTCGCGCTTTTCCAGGCGTCTGCGTTCGGTGGCCAGTTTGCGTTCGCGGCGCTCCAGATCTCTGAACGCGACCGCCAGCTTGCCTTGCGCTGCGTTAATAGCGCGCCTGCGGGTGCGGAACTTCCTCGCGAGCATAGGAACCGCAGGCTTGATGACGCGCTCGTTGTATTCTTCCATGGACAATGTCTTGTCCAAGGCCAGCTCGATCTTCGTCACTTCTTCTTAGCCTGTGCCTCGCGCTTTTTCGCGTATGCGATCGCCACTGCCTGATCGGGCTTTTTGCCACTGGCAATTTCCGCCTTCACGTTGCTTTTGAACGTGGCCTTGGATGTTCCCGATTTCAGTGGCATCAGCCTTGCCCCGTCTGCTGATTGGCGAACCACATGGCCTGCATGTTGCGCAGCCGCGCGGCGTAGTCGGCGGGTGTCGATGGCGCGGCAAGGTTGGGCGCAGGCGTGGCCGGCGGATAGGCCATGCCGGGCCGCATGCCGACATCGGCGTAGGCTGGTGCTGTGGGCGTGGCTCTGAGCCCGATGTCGGGTGGCGCCCCGGGTGGTGCATTGTTCACCAGCCCGGGGATGACGTTTCCCGAATAGGCATTCGCCAGCATCGCGTTGTGCACGTTCTGCGCGGTGGGCGCGAGGCCCATGCGCGCCAGATAGGCGTGCACCATGTTGGTGGGGTCGAGCATATCGGATGACGAAGGCGCTGCGAGCGCATTGACACTCGTGGTGGCCACGCGCCCTCGCGCTGACGGCGGAATGGGCGGGGTGACGGTGATTGGCCCGGATACCGGATAGCCCCCCGGCGGCGTCACCACAGGCCCGCTGGGGCTGCCGGGCAGTCCCTGGATGCCAGCGGTCGACGGATAGGCGGACGGCGCCACAGGCTGCGCTGTGGGCTGCGCGTAGGCCGATGACGTGAGCCCGGGGATATTGGGCGGGGTGATGGTCGCACCCACCGGACGGTTGGGGATGGCCGACGGCGCGGTGAGCGCCGAAGGCCCGCCGCGGCGCCCGAGATACCACCAGCTCGTCGGGTCCAACCAGTTGGCGGCGTAGGGCCACGAGCCGGTGCCGTAGTCGGTCGGGTAATCTGCCATCTACTCTGCCCCTTGCGGTGCTGCCGTGCCGTTGGTGCCGTTCGTCGGCTGTGGTGGCGCCGCTTTCCCTCGTAGATGCGCTGCCGGCATGTCTGACTGCACCACAGCGCCGGCCTACCTTCGATGCGCGTTGCCAGTTCGAACTCAGCCATTAGAGCAGCAATCCTAGTTGCTTGGCGAACGCCAGCGGATGCTTGGCGCCCTTCTCCTGATTGCATTTGGCACAGGTCAACTGCAGGTTCTTCCGATCATTGGCGCCCCCTTTGCTGAGGGGCACGATGTGATCGACGTGCCATTTAGACTGAAGCCGTTTACGGCAGTAAGCGCAGCAGCCTTTTTGCATCTGAAGGATGGCTGCAATATCTGCAACAGTGTGCTGGCCGCCGACGACAAGCTTTCTTGCTCTGCGATTTCTGGAATGTTGGGCATTTAATTCGGGTTTGCTGCGTCGCCTTGCGAGATATTCGTCTCGATGGCTTTCGGCCCATTTCCTGAAGATTTTGCGTGTTTTCTCTCTATTGTTCCGTTGCCATTGCATAGCCTTGTCGGGATTGGCTTTATACCATTCCCGGACTTTAGCCCTGGCTGCTTCAGGATCAGCCCAATATTTCGCGCGCCCCTTTGCAAGATTGCTTTCCCGATTGCGCTGCTTCCACTCATTGGAGGCCTTGCGCGCTTTCTCCCGATTAGCTTTCTGCCATTCGGTGGATCGCTTATTATTGGCAGCTTTGCGCTTATGGTGCCCCGCTCGATGATAGGCGCGATAGCATTCCCAACACCATGAATGCGGCGATGTCCCCCAAACTCGCTTTCGTATAGGGAAGTCTTCAAGTGCCTTGTGCTGCCGACACTGGCTGCACTGCTTGCGCCCCGTTTCCAGCGCCGTTTGTCGCGCTCGGCGGTGCGAGCGTTTGCTGTATGTCGGCTTCGTGTTGGGCATGTTGCTTTAGCAGCGGGATAATGTCTGTCTGCATCATATCACCGATAAGTTGTTTCACAATCATTTGCATCGCATGAGGATCAATACTGCCTACCGCTTTTAGGCGATCTGTCTCCGCCGAATAATCCTTTATGTCGATCTCCCGGCTCTTGTCCTTCAGCTGCTCCTCAAGATGAACAACCTGCGCCTTCAGCATGCTGACTTCCGCATCGGCTTGTTGCAGCGTCTTTTGTGCAGCGGCTTGCGTCTGTTGTAGCATCTGCTGCAACTGCGTCACCTGCGGGCTCGGCGCGCCTTGCTGATACTGTGGCGGCAGCCCCTGCTTCATCCGCGCTGCCAGTTCATCGGCCCCCGGGAAGTCGGCATTACGCGCCCAGAAGTCGCCGACGATCTGCAGCGCCTGCGGATTGTTCTGCACGATCTGTGAGAACGCATTAAAAGCTTCCTCACGTTTCGTGGCGTAGCTCGGCCCGACATCGCTCACCACCGAATACTGCCCGATGCGCGGGTTGAAGATGGTGCGCAGCGCCGCGGCGCGTGCCGCGTCCGGGTCGTCCTGCCCGGTCATCGACGGCTGCGGCGGCGGCGCGTTCGGGTCCTGCGTCGTCTGGTGCGCGACGGGATGAGCGGGGTCGAGATGCACCTGCGTCTGATCGCCGCTTTCGCCCATGATCAGCAACGTGCGCGGCGTGTCGTAAACCTTGGGGATGAGATCGATGATGATGCGCCCGGTGAAACGGATTGCCGCCGCCAATCTGTCGATTACGTGGTATGTGGCATTGTCCCCTTGCCTCTGGCGCGCGTTGATCGCCTTGCCCGACGTCTCGTTGGAGGGCTCCCCCATCACCGCCTGATACTGCCCGGTCGCCATCATCATCTCGGCCTGGCTGATCTTCAGGCCTTCCATATACGCATCGGCCATCACCGGCGGCTGCGAGCGCTCGGGTGGCGGAATGGGCTTGCCCTGCTCGTCGGTGCCCTTGTAGGTCAGCACGGCCTTGTTTTCTAAATTGGCGTTTTCCCAGGCCTTCAGATTGCTTTCGATGCTTTCCGCCGTGGCGATGAACGGCGCTTTCGTCTGCAATGCGACGAACTCGGCGGCCTGGCTGGTATACCAGTTATAGAGCCGTTGCGGATCGCGCAGGTGCCGCACGCGCGACACCCAGTCGCGCTTGCCCTCGTTGACGATGTCCTCGCACGGCACGCGCACGATCGGGACATACCGCCCGAGCCATTCCTTGCGCTGGATGATCTTGGAATCCGCAATGACGAAATACTCGACTTTGGGCTCGGCGATGTCGCGCGCCTGGCGCGGCTCGACGCCGAACTGCTTCAACTGGTCCAGATAGCCCTCGGGCAGCCGGCTCTCGCGATGCACCGTGCCGTCGTGCATCTCGAGCAGACGGTCGCGCTTTTCCCCGACCCGGTAGTATTCAACGAGCTGCACGTGCTTATCGTCGGTGCGCCGCTCGGACGACGACGTCAGCGCGCCCTGGTTGGAGATGAGCGCGTCGTTGTCGAGGCCGACGTCGTCATCCTCGCCGTATTCGGCCCGATATTCCTCTTTCGTCAATTCGTAGAACAGGAACGCCCATTTCATATCGGACCCGTCGGCCTGCTGGTGGTCGGGGTCGCAGTAAACCTGCGTCGGGTCGGCGATGCGCTTGATGTAGATTTCCTGGTTGAACGTATCGTCGTGCGCGTAGTCGGTCTCGACGCGCCAATAGCCGATGCCGCCCATCACCTGGCAGTAAGTCGCGTTCGCATACGCGTGCTGCGCGTTGGAGATGTATTCGATGTGCCGGATGATGCCCTCGAATATCTGCGCTGCCTCGTAGGTCGCCTCGTCGCCCACCGGGTTGACGCGGATCTGCACCGGGTTCTGGCGTGCGTCGTTGATGATCTGCAGGCAATGCACGCGGGTCTTGTTCACCGTCAGCGACGGCCGCCCGGCCGACTGGCGCGAGGCCGACACCCGATCATTCCATTGGGCTTGGTTCAGGTCGTCTCCATTAGCGAACTTTATGTCGTCTATATAATGACGATGTGCGTCCGCCTGATACTCATGCGCTCGATTAAACCGCTCTTGAGCTTCCTCCACTATTTCAGTGTCGGTCTGTCCTGTCTTGCGCTTAGCCATCGTATTCTAGAGCAGCTTTCCTTGCCCTCTCGCCCATATTAACGGGTGCTTGGTGAACTTGGCTTGATTGCATGGCTGACAGAGCAACTGGATGTTGCCGATGTCATTGGTCCCGCCGCGTGAGAGCGGCATGATGTGGTCGGCATGGTAGCCTGATTTGATGCTTACGCTACAGTTAGCGCATCGGAACCGCTGCAGCTGCAGCAGTTCCCTGATCTGTTTCGGCGTGTGCTCACCGCCGGCCTTCTGTTTAGCCCGACGATTGCGAACGTGCGTTCGTTTCCGTTCGAGTTCTTCCTCGGAAGCATTGGCGTGTCTGGCGCGACCACGTGCGTTGACTTCCTCGCGGTTGGCCTTGACCCATTCCTG